GCCTGTCATGTTGTCACATCCTCAAAGGCTTGATATCCTTTGACAGATGATCGCAGCATAACGCTGCATTCCTCATCAAGATATTATATAAACATATAATATGCTAGATAAAAACTTATTTACTATCCTTGAATGGATAACAAGTAAGTGGTTCTCTAACATTCCTGATGAGAAACGCTCTATGTTACTAAGAACATGGTTGAAATTAATACAACTATGGATCCGTAATAATGGTATTTCTCATACAATTAAACGTATTAAAATTATACGTTTAACCGTAACTCGCTATCTGTGTGGTCATCCACTTTATGTGAATGATCTCATGGTTGGAGTAACCAGTGATGGTTTTCCAGCTTCTATTCTTTTTATGAAAGAGCTAGCAGATTCGGAGGATCCACAATCATTACGTTTTATTCTGACATTACTCGGGATTTCCCGTGCAATGAAAGCAGAAGGTAAAGTTAATTATAACTCTATCACTGATCCTTTTAAGGGTGAGTTTAGATCATTGCCAAATAAATTCATCGAATTATTTGTTAAAGATTTCTGTCTCCCTTATGAAGATAATAAAATTAGTATACGAGATTTCTTCTTAAATTTGAAATCTGGTCCATCATCTGGTCCTGCAATTTTACATGCACACCAGTCTACTCGTTATTTTACGGGTAGAAACTTATGGGGTCTTACGACTTTATTAGGTTCTGATGGGATGAGATGGTTTGTCAATTTATTTTTGAAAACAAAAATTATTGAAAAGCAACCTTCTAGAAATAGAAAGTTACATATCATCCATGATCCTGAATTAAAAGAACGGGTTATTGCAATCTTTGATTATATATCTCAGCTTGCTTTTGAACCGTTATCTAAATACTTATTCAAAGTTTTAGAAACTATCCCTCAGGATAGAACTTTTACTCAAGATCCCATTATTCTGGATAAGAAGGAATCTGAACGGTTCCATTCATTGGATCTTAGCGCTGCTACAGATCGCTTTCCAATAGACCTACAAGTAGATTTATTGAATGCAATCGAACGTGCTTCTCCTAGACCTTACCGAAAAATTGGTAATGCTTGGAAGAATTTAATGGTTGCAGAACCATTTTTAGCACCAACGGGTGAGCTACTCTATTATAAAGTAGGTCAACCAATGGGTGCACGTTCTTCATGGGCTGCTTTTACTCTGTCTCACCATTTGGTGGTTCAGTTTGCTGCACATGAATGTAAT